TAATAATATCACTTACTGCTGGATAAATTCTACGAATAATTGCAGCATAATCTCCTTGTGTTACCGCTCTATCTTGAGCACCAAATGATAGGGGAGCATTATACTTGATTTTATCTACCGTCTCGATCTCTTCGCCGCCAGCTGCAGCAATTGTACTATTGATTGTAACATCAAAAGCATTAGGAGAGGTGCCTGTGGGCGTCTCCAATAGTCCTGAAAAAACAAAAGCACTCACACCATTAGACGAAGGACCAGAAGTAACTAGGTACGTTACTTCGATACGAGTATTGTTCTCTAACTTTCTACCTAATACACCATCACCAAAGGTCAACTCATATCTTTCATCTTCAATTTCACTTAGAAAGAAAATTTTTGCTTTACCATCAACATTCAAGATATTATCAGATCTTAGATATGGTTCATTAAATGATCCACCGCCAGGATAAACTCTGACCTGAATTGTATTTGTATCAATCGATTCATTATCAAGAATGAATCTTTGAGATTTGAGAGAGTTAACTGTAAAATTATTTGTAACAAAACTTCCTTCTCTTAATTTTACATTTTGAAATACTGCAGTCTGATTTGCAACTTGTGCTTTAATATCAACTGGAGTGATGTATGAGTAAAGAACGTTTTCGTATGAACTAATAAATCCTGTTCCCTTCCTTAGGATTAGCTCAGTATCTAACGTTGGATTTGTGTAATTTACTGTAAAGTTTACATATGCAGTTGGAGAAGTAATTGACTTTGGTGTGTATCCTAGCTGCTTAGCAATCGCTACAACATTATCACGTAGAGTTGCGCTGTCGATGAATAACTCATTAACAACCATATTGGTATTGAATGCTGTATAATATGTGTTATACGCAAGAACATCAATTAGGTTACTTAGAACAGAACCTTCAAAATCATAATCAGTAAAATCTGTCTGTGCTCTTAGGTATTCCTTTAGAGCAATCTTAATATCTTCAAAGTCTAAATTGGCAACCTGTGTGTAAGGCATTTATCGAGTACTCTCTAGGAAAAATTCTACTGCCACAGGTTCATCATTTCTACCAACAATAATATAAGAGAGTTCAACTTGAAATCCATTTTCATCAGAATCTGGAAATGCAACTACAGTTTGAACAGAAATTCTTGGTTCATATTGAGTAAGCACTTTTTTAATCTCTAGAGAAATTAGAGCAGCTGTTGCAGAATCTAAAGGTTCAAATAATAAATCCAAAAGACGTGAACCAAGATTTGGTTGAAACACACGCTCACCAATACGAGTAAAAAGCAAACTCTGCACTGCTTGGGCAATTGCAGCATTATCTTTTATTACGATTAGATCGTTAGTAACAGGATGCTTTTTAAACGTGACGCTTAAATCTTTAAACGTCTGAAATGATGGCATTAGATGATAAACCGAGGCTAGTATTATTTATTCACTCGTGCCAACGTTCTACAAAATCATCAAATCCTCCAGCACCCCCACATGCCTTACTATAGCGATCTTCGGGAATAGGATAAAGTTCCTCTTTCCTTTTCATTTTTTTGTGCTGCTTCAAATACTTTTCACTATCAGTTTCAGTAATTAAAGTCATTCCTTCTTCAATAAAATCATTACTTTTATCTACTGGAAATAGTCCCATTTGTTTCTCCTAAAAAAAGAAAGGTAAATAGAACTTTTTATGGGGTTGCTATCCCGCTCGGCGTTTTGGTTCCTCGGAGAGATTATCTACCCTGACCACGATAACGCTTCTTAGGACCATTACGAGCTGTTGCACCCAAATGAGTGTTCTTCGAACGACCTTGACGAGTGCGCTTGGGCGGTCCTTCAATATAATTCGTTTTTACTAAACCAATCTTTGCTTTTGCCATAAAATCTTAAACAGGTTGTGTACCAATAATTATTTTAGCATATATCGAAGATACTGTCGAGGGACCTTCAACAATCGGTCTGATAGGAGGAACAGTTAGTGGAGCCGTTGACATTCCATCGCCTCCAACTGTTACCAGATTGCCTTCAAAAAACACCCGAGTATTTTGCACGGGAGTAATTGTAGGTCTCTGTATCGATGGTGGTGTTGGAATGTTAGGCGGTATTGGATTGAAACCAGCAACAGGTGGATGACTACCAGCAGATGTCTCTACATCCATAATTTTTATTTTCTCTGCTATTGTTTCTGGTTCGCCCTCAGCACCTGCATTAGGATTCGGTACATTTATTTTAATTGTCTCAAGTTCTTTCAAACTCCCACCAATCGGTTGAGCTGGAAATATTGTCGTCCCTATTACTGAGACGGTATCTAACATAAGAGGATTTATAATTTTTCCAGATCCCATTAGACTACTTTCGCAATATGTGCTAAATCTTTTTTAATTCCTTCTACATTATTATGTAGATAATCTAAAGTTGTAGAGAGTGTTTCGTAATCATTCGATAGTGGACGACGATACATCAACGAAGGTTTCTCTAATTTCGATAGGCGGCTCTCCAGATTCTCCAATTTCTTCGACAACTCCAGGAGCATCTCCTCCTGCCTTTGTAACAGCTCTGTTAAATTTACCATTGCTTGAGTCTCCTCTCATAAATGATTCAGCGGCACGAGTTTCAAAGGCGTCGCAGAATGCATCAAAATTATTTACTATACTATCAAAGTTTTCGAACTCGGGTTTTTCCATGATTTTTTCTGGCGGAAATTTTTTTCTTACAGGGGTTTTCAAAAAACCAATTTCAATAATATTTATCGGTCGTCTGGATACTTTTGTAGGTTAGGGGAGGTGCGATATGGGACCCGCTCGGCCCTTCGGGTATAACGAAGGGGGGGCAAAATAACTGCCCCCTGTGTCTCAAACTGTGAGTTGCTTCGCTATCAATTTGCCAACGAAATCGTTCTTGACTTGATAAGGCACAGTGACCTGAAGATTCAGTCGTTCGTGCTTATAAATGAAGTGCTTTCCTCCGTTGCGTTCTTTAGTCCAACCGTTGATCTTTGCGATCTTGTGCAGTTGCTTGGTGGTCATGGTGTAGGGTATAGAGAAGGGGGGGGGGTCAGTCGCAGGCGCTCCAGGCGCCTCTACGGTTGCGGCGTGGGCGCTTGGTGGTGCCCGTAACCTTGGTGCCTCTGGGGTCGCTGCCCTTGACGCTGGACCGAGATCCACCCACACGGGTCATCGTGAGATGCCACCGCTGAGGGCGGGCAGCAGGCAGGCGGGTGATGGTCATAGTGCCTGCCTCGATGGCGGCGGCGAGTTCGGAAGGGGTCATCGTTTGGTTGTCGATGTGGTTAGTCTAGAGGGTCAGCGTTGGATCAGGTCGCCTGTAGTGTACAGTGCCTGGGCTGTCACAGAGCGGACTGGTTGAAGCGGTCCCCACAATAGGATGACCGCTGCACAGATCAGGACGGTCCGCATCAGAGGTCCCCCATGAGGGAGTTCATCTCCACGCTGCAGATCTTGTCGTCATCCCATGCCACACCATCAGGGGTCTGCCCGATGTGGCGTCCGATGTGCCCGTGCATCATGCAACGCACGAACTTCTGCCATGGGGTCTCATCAGCACCGCAGAAGGTCACACACGCCTTAGCGGTATTGTAGAGGAACTCGTCGTTCTGAACCCAGAGAGAAGCGTTCCAGGTTTCGTAGTTTGCCCAACCGTTGTAGGTCGTCATGGGTTGTCTCGTTTGGTTGATGGGTTTAGTCTACAGGGTCAGGGGGTCAGCGACCATCCCAGCAGACGGTTTCCCAACCGTCACGCTCAGCACGGCGGCGGTCGTAGGCGTCTGCATCCATCAGGTCGTCATGCTCGGGAAGCATCCACCCATCGGGCAGGGTCTCGTATTGACCAGTCTGGAAGTTGTAGCGAGTGGGTTGGTTGTTTTTCATGCTGATAGTATGGCACCCCTTGGAGGGGTTTGGGGGGTTAAGTGGACAGTTCGCCAACTGTCAGTACAGGATCTGGAGATCGTCCAGGATCACCCCATCCTTCCGAATCTCAGCGTAGACGAACTCGTCTGCCTTGATGGCGAGCAGGCGCTGCGCCTCTGCCCAGGTCTCGCAGTCGATGGATTCCCAGGGGTCAGAGGGGACGAAGACGGTGAAGCGGGTTTGATTGAGATTTTTCATGCTGTCAGTCTACAGGGTCAGCGGGTGCAGTTGGGGGTGCTGAGGGACAGATTGGGAGGTGGCACACGATAGTCGCTGACGGGCAGGAGATGGACTAGCCAGGACACCGCCACCACACCAACGGAGCAGCACAGCATGGCAGCGATGGTACGCCGCAGGTCGTTGTCAGTGGTCATCAGGCGACAACCTCCAACCAGGCGATAGGGTTGCCAGAGGTGAGACGCCACACGATCATAGGAGCGCCTCCCTCGTCAACTGACCAATCGAAGGCGATGTCCCGAGCGGTGTCGAGATCAGGGGCGAACTCTGCACCGTGCTGATCAAAGGTGCCGAAGGACTTGGGTTGAATTGCGAAGGTCATTGGTTTTGTGTTGATGCTGTTAGTATGGCAGCGCCAGGAGGGATTTGGGGCAGTTAGTGGACAGTGCCTCCACTGTCACATGCCGTTCAGGAAGTCGTGCAGCGCCTCCCTATATTCTGCCTCAGTCTGAAAGACTCGCCCATGGATCTCCCGAGGGTAGGTCGCCTGGGGGGCGGGTGCCTTGCTGGGTTCCTTGCC